AAAAAGAAAAATATTAAAGTATTAAACGAAAAAAGAGCAGAGCTGGTACAGGAACTTGAATTGTTAAATGCCACTCTTGAGGCAGAAGAAAGAGCTGTTACAGAGGAAGAAGAAAAGAGAGCAGAAGAAATTTCTACCGAAATTGACAGAATCGACAAGACCATCGAGGTTCTGAACAAAATGGCAGAGAAGATGGTCAAAAGAGCAGAAGAAGAGGAAGAAGAAACGGAAGAAAGAGCAGAAGAAACAGAGTTTGCAGATTTTCTACGAGGAGTAGTATCGGAGAATCGTGCTTCTAACCTTACTTTTGGAGATAACGGTGCGGTTGTTCCGAAAACAATTGCGCAGAAAATCATCAAAAAAGTATATGATATTTGCCCAATTCTCGAAAAATCAACTAAATACAATGTGAAAGGCACTCTTTCCATTCCGTACTATCCATTAGAGGATGAAAATGATATCACAGTTGGATATCACGAAGAATTTACAGAACTTACATCTAGTGCCGGAAAATTCGGTTCTATTGATTTGAAAGGATTCCTTGCAGGTGCTCTTACGCTTATTTCAAAATCCTTGATCAACAACAGTCAGTTTGACATTGTAAGCTTCGTGATTGACCATATGGCATACAGCATCGCTAGATGGGTAGAAGGTCAGTTACTTAATGGAACAGCTTCTAAAGTAGATGGATTAAGTAAAGCGAAAAATACCATTACTGCAAAGAAGAGCGATGCTATCACGGCGGATGAATTGATCGACTTACAGTCGGCGGTAAAAGATGCATTTCAAAACGACGCGATTTGGATCATGTCCTCTAAGACAAGAACGGCTATCCGAAAATTGAAAGACGGAAATGGCAGATATCTCTTACAAGATGATGCGACATCTGCGTTTGGCAACATGCTTCTTGGAAAGCCCGTATACGTTTCCGACAACATGAAAGATATGACAGCGAGCACAACAGCAATCTACTACGGAGATATGTCTGGACTCGCAGTTAAAATCACAGAGGAGATGGAAGTGCAGGTTCTTCGAGAAAAATACGCAACACAGCACGCAGTAGGAGTTGTAGCTTGGATGGAATTTGACTCTAAAGTGGAAAACGAGCAGAAGTTAGCTGTACTTAAAATGGGGGCATAATTATGACGATTAGCGAAGCATTAAAAGAACTCATTATTGCAATAAAAGGCAGCGGAAATGAGAATGACATAAAAGAAGAGACAATTGCTGGAGTAATTAACTACATGGCTGAAAATTGGGATTCGATATCAGAAGGAGGAAGCCAAGCGGTGATTACAGTAGATACTTTAAACGGAGCTACGGACGTAGGAAAGTCTGTTATGAAAGCAGTGTCTCAGGAAGCTGCAAGAACTGCAATAGGAGCAGGAGTACAGTATACATTGCCTGAAGCAGGAAGTGCTATTGGAGGAGTTAAGAAAGCCGGTGCAGTTACAGCAGTATCTGCACAGAACGCAGGAACAATCGGTGGGCAGTTTGCACAAGCGGAGGTACAGAAGATCGCTACGCTTGCAGATGCCAACAAAACGGCAATTAATGAAATTATTTCGAAATTGAAAGCCGCTGGAATTATGGGATAAGTAATAAATTGGATGCAATGGGATTACACGTTCTATTGCATCTTTTGTTAATTATTGGTTAAATCCGATAAGAAAGGCGGTGAAAAATGAAAGTAAGCGAGATTACGCAAGAAACGATTCTAAATCACATCAGAGAAGATGCTGATAATTTAGAGTATGAAGATATGGTTCTGCTGGATGCAATGAAAAAAGCATCTATTGAATTTTGTAAAGTCCAAACAGGACTCACACAAGATAAATTAGATGAGCATGAAGATGTAACGATAGCAGTGCTTACTTTAATTTCGGACATGTGGGATAATCGTTCGATGACGATACAAAAAAGTAATATAAATATCGTCGTTGATGCTATTTTGGGCATGCACAGAATGAACCTAGTACCAACACCTGATTCGGAGGTGGTTTGATGGAAGCAGGAGCATATACGCAGAAGATAAGCATCGAAAAGCTGTCGCACAGCTATGACAGTATTGGAAATCCTATCGAAGAATGGAAACCTTTTAAAAAGACTTATGCGTACATGAACGGCTTATCTGGAAAAGAATACTGGGAAGCTGCAACGCTAAACGCAGAGAATACGGTAGATTTTGTGTGTCGATGGAAAAAGTTTTTTGATGTTATGGACACAACGAATTATCGGATAGTGTGGAAAGGTAAGAAATTTAACATCAAGACTATTGACAATGTGCAGTTTCGTAATGAAATTGTGAAGTTGAGGGCGGTGCATTCCGATGAGTAAAGTAAGTATCGACGGTTTGGCAGAAGCTGTCATGAAAGAACTTAAGGATTTTAATAATTTGGCAGAAGAAGAGTTCGAGCAAATCGCAAAAGAAGTAGCGAAAGATGGTGCTAAGAAGCTGAAAGCCACATCTCCGAGAGGAAGAGGAAGCAGAAAAGGACATTATGCAGACGGATGGGGCGTAACCTATCAGAGAAAAGGAAATGGAAAGTTTGAGTTTGTCGTTCACAACAAAAAGAAGCCGGGGCTGACACACTTGTTGGAAAATGGACATCAGTCGAACAGAGGTGGAAGAGTAAAAGGTATTGCGCACATTAAGCCGGTAGAAGAGTGGTGCAATGAAGAATTTGAAAAACGAACAGAGGAGAGATTGGGAAGATGATGCTAACAGAATTAGTAAAGGGTCTAAAAAATCTCGGGTTCCAAGTAGCATACAGCCATTTTGCAGAAGGGCACGTTCCGAAATGTCCGTACATCGTCTTGCAAGGTATGGGAAGTGATAATTTTGCCGCCGATGGAATTGTTTACCACGAAATGGAAGATATTAACATCGAACTGTATTGCGTCAAGAAGGAACCGGAAACCGAAAAGAAAATTGCAGATTTTCTGACGGAAAACAAAATTTATTATGAAAAAGAAGAAATGTATATTGAAACAGAAAAAATGATTCAAATTTTATTTGAAACATAGGAGGTATTTTAAGGAGTAAAGTTAAATTTAACATATCAAATGTACATGTTGCTTTGAAACAGGAAGGCGGAACTTATGATGCGCCTATCAAAATGCCGGGAGCGGTGTCACTGTCTCTTGAGCAGCAGGGAGAATTATCTCCGTTTTATGCGGATGGAATCAAATACTATGTAGCTGCATCAAACGGAGGATATCAAGGTGATTTAGAGATGGCTCTAATAACGGACGAATTCCGTGAAAAGATTCTCGGAGAAACGAAAGATAAAAATGGTGTCTTGATCGAAAATTCGAATGTAGAGGCAAAAGAATTTGCTCTTGGATTCCAGGTCGACGGAGACGCAGAACCTACACTGTTTTGGTTTTATAATTGTACAGCGACACGGCCGAATTTAGAAGCAAAGACAAATTCGGATTCAAAAGAGCCGGATACGGATACTGTGTCAATCTCTTGCGCTGCGTCAGAAGACGGAACGGTGAGGGCGAAAACTACAAAAGAAAGTTATGAAAAAGCAAAAGTTAAGTGGTTTACAGAAGTATACAAGAAAGATGCAACGCTTGAATAGGAGGACGAGAAATGAGAAAAACACTTGTAATCAGTGGAATTGAGTGCAACTTTAAAAGCTCGGCAGCGATACCGAGGATGTACAGATTAAAATTTGGACGCGATGTTTTTGTGGATCTTCAGAAACTCAAAAAACAGGTGGAATTGAGTGAAAAATTAAAAAAGGAGACAGGGAAAGAAGATAGCTCTATTCCGATCGATTCTTTGGAAATTTTTGAGAATATAGCTTTCTTAATGCATAAGCACGGAGATTCATCACAACCGTCGGAAATCGATGAATGGCTAGAACAATTCGAAACATTCAGTGTGTACGAGGTCCTTCCGGAAATTCTAGAAATGTGGGGATTAGAAAACAAACAGATGTCTACGGCAAAAAAAGAGACAGAGAAATAGATAGAGAAGTCAATACCGCGTTGTTCATGCTTAGGTGTGTGCAGTGCGGTATTTCTATTTCTGATTTGGAACTTCTCAGCATTGGCATGGTAAATGATATGTTTATCGAAATGAAGAACGATGAATACGAATATCCTTTGATAGCTACACAGGAAGACATTGATAGATTATAAGGAGGTGTTGATAGGTCGAAACGAGTTAAGGGAATCACGATTGAGCTAGATGGCGATGCGACAGGGTTAGATAAAGCGTTAAAAGGCGTAGAAAGTAGCTTAAGAAGCACTCAAAGAAGTTTACAAGATGTGAATAAACTTTTAAAATTAGACCCGTCTAACACTGCTTTACTTGCACAAAAGCAAGAACTATTACAGCAGAAAATAAGCGAAACAAAAAACAAGTTAAATGTATTGAAAGAAGCGGACAAACAAGCAAAATTACAGCTAGAAAAAGGCGAACTTGGGAAAGACAAGTACGATGCACTGCAAAGAGAAATTGTAGAAACAGAACAGCAGTTAAAGAATCTTAAAAAGACAGCTGGAAGCGGAAGTGCAACATTAGAAAAAGTATCAGTTGTAAGTGGAAAAGTAGGAAAAGGATTAACGAATGCTGGGAAAGCGATTATGCCAGCGTCAGCGGCTATAGCTGGTATTGGAGCTGTGTCCGTAAATGTAGCAAATGATTTTGAATCAGCTATGTCTCAAGCTGCAGGGGCACTTAATATGCCGATGTCGCAAATGGGAGAATTGAGAGACTTAGCAATTCAGACGGGACAGGAAACTATCTTCTCTGCGAAGGAAGCAGGACAAGCTATCACAGAGCTTGCAAAAGGTGGTTTATCCGAAGCTGATATCAAGGCTGGCGCATTAAAAGCAACGATGGATTTAGCAGCATCATCTGGAATGGACTTAGGAAATGCGGCGAATGTGACGGTACAAGCAATGGGGGCATTTGGCCTATCTGCAGAAAAGTCGGCAGTGGCAGCTAATGCTCTAGCTGGAGCGGCTGCAGCATCGTCGACAGATGTGGAACCGCTCACGCAAGGATTATCACAGGTGTCGGCGCAGGCGTACAATGCCGGGTGGAGTATACAAGAAACGACAGCGGTGCTTGGAAAATTTGCAGACGCCGGTATTGTTGGAAGCGACGCCGGAACCTCGTTAAAAGTAATGCTACAAAGACTGGCAGCGCCGACAAGTGATAAAGCTGCGATGAAAATAGAAAGTCTAGGAATAAAAACAAGAGATGCGAATGGACACCTTTTGGGGGCTTCGGAAATGGCTCAAGAATTGCAAGATAAGCTAGGTGGACTGTCGGAAGCGGAAAGGGATTCGGCACTACAAACAATTTTTGGATCGGATGCAATGAGAGCAGCTACAGTGATGATGAATAGCGGATCCGAGGGACTCGCATCTTATATTGCAGCCACGAATGACCAAGAGGCGGCACAGAGATTAGCTAATTCGCAAATGGGGGAAGGCGAAAAAGCTATCGAAGAAATGAAAGGCTCTCTCGAAACAGCGGCGATTACGATAGGAAGTAAATTGGCACCAGTAATCACAAAGGTTGTTGAATTTATCACCGATTTAGCGAACAAATTCTCTGCCCTCCCAAATGGAGTACAGACTGCTATTGTTGTTATAGGTGCAATTATTGCAGTGCTAGGACCATTACTTATTATTATAGGGCAGATAGCAATGGGGGTATCAGCTTTAACAGCTGCATTTTCGGCTCTGTCAGTGCCTTTACTTCCAATCATCGCAATTATTGCGGCCGTGATAGCGGCTATTGTTGCTATTGTTTTGGTTATAAAAAACTGGGGAACAATAACGGAATGGTTTGGTAATTTGTGGTCTGCTATATGTGGAAAAATCCAAGAAATCGCATCTACAGTAGCAACATTTGTGAGTGAAAAAATATCTGCGTTAGCACAAAGCTTATCTGGGATATGGGAAAACATCAAGACGATAGCAGCAGCCGCATGGGAGATGATTAAAAATATTATTCTCGGACCCGTTCTACTCTTGTGCGATTTAGTTACAGGAGATTTTAATAAATTAAAATCGGATGCACAAAATATTTGGGATAATATTAAAAAATACGCATCCATAGCTTGGAACGCTTTAAAAGATTTAGTTACAAGTGTAGCTAATGGACTAAAAGAAAAAGCAGTAGAAGCTTTTAGAAAAATGGTTTCTGGAATAGGAGAAAAATTAAGCAGCTTGGGAAGCACAGTGCAAAGTGGTTTCCAGTCTGCAATAGACTTTATTACATCTTTACCAGGAAAAGCACTGGAATGGGGAAAAGACTTTATACAAGGGTTAATTGACGGAATCAAGTCGATGATATCCAAAGTCACAGATGCGGTTAAAGATGTAGCTGATAAAATCCGTTCGTTCTTGCATTTTTCGAGACCGGACGAGGGACCTCTTCGTGAATATGAAACATGGATGCCAGACTTTATGGACGGGATGGCGAAAGGGATTTATTCAAACATTCCGAAAATTGAAAGAGCGATTCGGGCAGTATCAGGAACGATGGACTTAAGCGTCTCGAAAGAATTTAAAACGCAAGGCATGGATTACGACAAGATGTATCAAGTTGTCAGAGCCGGTTCAAGCAGAGAAATTGTAATGATGCTTAACGGCAGAGTGGTTGGAAGAGCGTTGGAAGAAATGGGGGTTGTGTTCGCATGATAAAGTATGTTAATTCAAAAGGCGAAGCAATCACATTGAACGAAGGAAGCATAAGGCTTAAGGATGCTGTGTTTGCTGATTACGAATGGGGCTACGAGATAAAAAAAAGACGTTTTGGAGCAGTGGTAACTAGATTTACTAAAGCGGAGAAAATATACGACTTAACTTTCGCATTGAAAGGAACGGAAACACAGAAGAGAGAAAAGCTGGAAGAATTTTATAGAATTGCAGAATATGACGTTATATTGAACAAACCAGGAAAACTATATGTCAACGAAGAATATATAAATTGCTTTATTGTAGCTTCAAAAACGGCTCCGCAACAATTTTATTGCGAAAAAACTGTGAAAGTCTTGTGTCCGTATCCACTTTGGATAAAAGAAAAATTTCTGTCACATCCAATTTTTAACGGAGACGTAGGCAATAATTTTTTAAACTTCCCATTTAATTTTCCTTTTAATTTCACTAGTCAGCAAAAAGGAATTTCCGTACTGGAAAATGACCATTACGCAGATGTGAATTTCAAGATGACTGTATATGGTCCGGTAGTAAATCCGATTATAAGCATCGGTGGGTATCCTTACGAAGTAGATACGACCGTTGAAGCAAACGAGTATCTGACTATAGATAGTGTGAATGGTACCGTTATAAGAACACTTACAGATGGAACGATTGTAAGTGAGTACAACAACCGAAGCTTCGAAAACAGTGTCTTCCGTCCAATTCCACCAGGAAACCACAACGTGCTTTGGAACGGTGATTTTGGATGGGATATCGTACTTTGCCAAGAAAGGAGCGAGCCAAAATGGTAATACTGGCGAATAAGAACAGGGAGGAAATCAGGTTAGCAGATGAGCTAAAAGGAGATTTTGCAATCGGGAAAGAAAATGATTTTGAAATGTTTTCCTCTGTGGGTGACTGGACAGGAGACATTGATTTTGGTAGTTATCTGTACATACCGAATACGGAGTTTGGCGGAATCGTAACGGAAATCGAAAGTAGCACTGGGCAGAATCAAATTTTTGTACGCGGAGCAACGTGGAGAGGAATGCTGGCGAAGAAAATAATCGAACCGAGGCGTGGTGAGGATTATCGGACTGTATCGGGAAGAATCGAGGATGTTACGAGGGAACTGGTCGCAGAATGTGGACTGGATTCCCTCTTTTCTGTTCCGACAACCGAGGATGCGACAGAAATTCGATTCCAATTCGACCGATACTGTACACTGCTTGCTGGATTAGAAAAGATGTTAAGCAGTGTAGGATACAGGCTTGATATCCGATACATTAAAACGAGGTGGGACGCTTATGTGAGACTACAACAAGTTCCGACAACAGACTTTTCCGACAAGGCAGAATTTAGCCAAGACGGGAAACTGGTCTTTACTGCACTGGACAACAGAGGAGGAATCAATCACCTTATCTGCTTAGGAAAAGGCGATCTGAAAGACAGACTTGTGAAACATCTGTACGTACAGAAAGACGGAAGTATTGGAGATAAGCAGTATTATACAGGACTGGAAGAACGTACAGAGACGTATGATTACAGCAGCGCAGAAGAGCCGGAGCTTACTAAAAATGGAATGGAACGTCTTAAAGAAATTATGAATTCCAAAAAGTTCAAAGTGGATATCGATGAAGATATCGAAACAGAAATGCAGATTGGAGATATTGTAGGTGGACGAGACTACATTACAGGAATCTCGGTTAAAAAGCCGATAGTTGGAAAAATACTTACAATCGAAGACGGAACGGAAAGCACAGAATACAAAATAGAAGGAGATGATTAAAATGGCGATCGAATTAATCACTGGATTAGGCGATGGACCTCATGTAGATGCGAGCGATGTAGGGGGATTCCAAGCTGGAATTGTGGGAGAAGAGGACTATATGCTGCCAGCAGGCGAGCAAATGAAAGCTACAGTCATAAGTAATAACAAGATACGAATTGCAGAGGGCGAAGCTGTTATGCAGGGGCGACACTGGAGGATAAAACCAAACACCTACGAAGATGTGACGATTGAGAATGGCGCGCAGAACATGAACAGAAAAGACGCAATCATTGCAAGATATACAAAAAATGCAGATACCGGAATTGAAAAAGTGGAATTAGCAGTCTTGAAAGGTACACCAACATCAGGAACCGCTATTGCGCCGGCGCAAGAAAAAGGAAATATCCTAGAAGGAACGATGAAGCATGAAATGCTACTGTATATCGTAAGCCTGAAAGGGCTGAATATCGAGAGCGTAACAGCGGAATTTAATGTACTTATGAACATGTCTATGATAAATAAAAGATTGTCCGAGTTAAAAGATTATGTGATCGAAAGCGGCAAAGTCCAAATCGCATCAACGAGCAGGTATAACTACTACGAAAAGTATGCAAGTGGAAAGCTTGTACAGTGGGGAGTTGCAAGTTACTCGTATACGGATGGTTTTGGAAGAATAACTTATCCAATACCTTTTGCGGGTAGCGCAAATGATTACATGCTGTTTGTGCAAGGACAATATATGTCAGGGAAAGTCGTCGAAGTCATGGTTGCATCAAAAAACACAGTTAGTCAAGGGTATGCGTACTCACGATATACAGATAACAGCAAACCAGATACACATAGTTTTGATTGGTACGCAATTGGGCGTTGGAAGTAGAAAGGAGAACAGTATGGAATTAATATTTGCAGATGCAACAAAAATACAAATCCAGTCCGCTCAGGAGACGGGCGGAAAATTAGAAATTAAGGTTATACAAGTTGCGCCAGCGCAATTGCGGGAACTCTTTACAGACCCGGTAAAGACAAAAATCATGCGCATCACAGAACGCGAACAAAATATTGCCGAATACGAGGGTTATACGGAGTTTTACCGCACGGAAGAGTACACAGGTGGAATCTACGGAGTTGCGATGGAAAAAGCTGGAAAAACAACCGCAGAACGTCTAGCAGAAGTGGAAACAGAAAACGCAGAATTAAAAGAAGCGTTAGTAAATGCAAATACGCAGATTACAGACCTACAAGGCGCCATCTGCGAACTATACGAAATGGGGGTGCAGAAATGATCTACATTGCGAAAGTGTATGCAGATTTAATCAGGAAAGAAGAAAAGAGCATCGAAGACGTGCCGGAAAGCATCAGGGAACAGGTAAGAGAAATCCTCGCAGATCAGGAGGGATAAGATGGTAATAGCGAATTTTAAAAACGACAGCCATCCGATTGTGTACGGGGCGTCACAATGGAATTACGGAGAAGTGTTGCGAATACAAGGGCTGAATCTTCCGAAATCGGTAGAAATCCACTTCTCGTTAGAAGAAACTGCAGGACAGGCGATACCACGAATCGGCACAACGAAAGATGGAGTGACGGATGTGGTAATACCAGATAGCCTACTTGAAAATGAAGGTGAATTACAGGATTACTTTGTATACGTATGGATTTATCTTACGGATGCGACTAGCGGGCGCACAGAACACAGTCTTTCGATAAAAGTAAAAGCTAGATCTAAACCGGAGATTCCGGGTGGAGACGACAACGCAGATCCGTTTCGGGAGGCAATAAAAGCAGTAAATGAATCCGCCGAACGTGCCGAAACTGCCGAACAGAAAGCAGGAAAACACGCCGAGCAAACGAAACTTGATGCAATTAAAACCGGAGAAGATAGAACAGCGATTGCAGAAATGGTCGACTCTGTATCGGGCATCTCCGAACAGGTCGAGACCGTAAAAGGCTATGCAGAGCAAACACAGACAGCCGCAACAAACGCTTTGCAATCCGAACAGGCATCGAACGAAGCGAAAGAAGCTGCACGACAGGCTCAAGCCGGTGCAGAATCGGCGGCGGACGAAGCAGAGCAACACGCTCTTGAAGTTGCAGGAGATAAGTCAGAAGTGGAACGTCTAGCGACACAGGTGAGACAGGATAAATCCTCTGTGGAACAGACTGTACAGGGGTTTGGAAACACAGCACAGCAGGCGATACAAAGTGTAAACACTGCAAAAACACAGGGTGTAAATGCAATAAATACCGCAGAGGCAGAGGCTATAAAGGCAGTTGCAGACAAGGGAGCAGAGCAAACTGGTAACGTAACCGCAGAGGGAGCAAAGCAAGTCCAAGCGGTACAGGCAAAAGGACAGCAAATTCTTGATTCTATTACGGAAATCCAAGTTAACAATCCGTCTACAACTTACGAGTTGCAACCAAATATACAAGTCGTTTGGGGAGAGGTTACGGAATTAAATCTAACACTTGCTCCCGAAAAGCCAAATGCAATTAATATCTACCCGTTTTGGTTTACAAGCGGTGCAACACCTACGAGAGTAACACTGCCAGCAACGATTATTTTAGACAATTTTGTAACAAAAGCGAATAAGAAATATTGCTGTCAAATAGAGCAGAATGTGATGTTTTGGAAGGAGTTTGATGTGGTGTGATATTTTTAAAACGTAGGGCGATGATGTCGAGGGCGAGTTTTAATTATAAAACCGTTAGCGGAATCGGAAGT